ATCTTCTCCAAACTCTTCTCGATCTGCGTCGGTCACTAAACTGACTTTCTCCTTCGGCTTTGTCGGCTCTTCTTTTTTTGCAGTCATTTCCTGTCGGAAAGCGCTTAGTTCGTCGTTTAACTGCTTCACTTGTTGGTGAAGCCTTGGAACTTCCGCGTCGTACTTGCCCCGAAGGGTGTTGTACTTCTGCTTAAAATCGTCCTCTACGTCCGTCGGTGACGTGTCAGCTGGCTTTAACTCTACCGGCTCATTACTTTTAACTTCGGTTTTAGGATTTTCCGTCGTTTCAGTATCCTGCTCGACCTTTTTAACTTGGGAATCCTCTTGGGACTCCTCTGTTTTAGGGTCGGACTGGGCTTGTAACGCTTTCTCTAACTCCTCAACGTCTTTTAATTGCTTCTGCACCTGTTTAGGTAACGCCATATTTTTCTCCTTAAAGCTCCAACTCTGTTTCGTAGCGCCCGAAGGTGAGCTACTCCCGTCTTTGGTCTGCTTCGTCGTGCTCTTACGAGCGGTTTGCTACTTTAGGCGAGTCTTCAATTGCCTTCAGTAAATCTTTAAATGCTTCGCAGCGACCCTGCAGACGGTGGATTGTAACCATGTCATCTGCCTGTGTAAGCCGCGAAACGGCTTTCTCAATTTGCCCTTCAAGCAGTGCTATCAAGGCGCTATTGCCTGGTTCTTTTATTCTTAGCAGCGCGTTAATTTGCTGCTGATCACAAAGATTCAAGTCAATCATGAAAAAAGAATACTAAATATGTGTTAACGTGTCAACAGATTGATAGTTTATCATTCTTCCTTTTTCTTTTTATTTAAAACACTGCCTGTAAGAATAGCTCCAAACGATAAATGAAATAACCCTCCGCCCATTAATGTGTAAGGATTATGATGATCTGTCATTTTACGCATCAGCTCCATCTGAAGTTGAGCACTATCCAACGTATTCATAGTTTCTATAAAAGTTGAAATTTCGGGTCTGTTAAAACCATACCAGACAGGTACAAGCACAAAATCAAATAAACATATAAAAAGATATACCCCCAAAGCTATAGATTGGAAGTTAACATTAGCCATCCATTAAATATTTACTGCCCATTTGGTCTTGGGCTAATCATGTTAGACTGTCTACCACCTTGCGGTGTACCATCTTCCTGTAAGTTTGCAGCTTCTTGCTCAGCCTGCATTTGTTGCATCATCATCTGCTGCTGCTGCGCCATTTCCTGCTGTTTCTGGACATCTTCACGAGATGGAACAAGACGATCAACATTAGTGTTTAAATTACTTGCCATGTCCCGCATGAGCTCTGCTGTGCCAGGAAGACCGACAATCTGCTGTGCGACTGGGCTTTCCAGTACAAGACGCAAGAACTCATTCTTACGCACAGCTTCTGCTTCTTTGACAACCAGAGACATCGCACCACGTGCTA